GAAATTTACAATAGGGGGTTAATTACCTCGGGCAGGGGACAGGAGTTCGAACATACGAGGAGCTCACTTTATTTATACTCTTTATGGATAGACCGGAACACCATCCCCGCCAGATTTTTAGGAGAACATTATGAAAATACTATTGACAAAAATATTTTTAGGAATTATGCTAGTAGATGAATTCATAGTTTTAATATTAATTACACTTGGAATATTATGATTTTATATTTAGAAAAACAATTAGATGATGCGTACGATATTTACAGGCGACATCAAATAAAACAAGACGCGGCATTTGTATCAAAAGAAAATTTTAGAACAATGTTTGAAGAAATTATGGAAGTGGTGTATAGTGAACCAGAAACAGAGAGAAGCACTTAAAGAAGCATTAGTAACAGTAGGCACAGGATTCATTATAAATTGGCCTATTAGTATTATTTTTTTATATCTCTTTATTGATCTATTAAAATTAGATATTCTTACTACATCAGTTTTTATGACATTTGGGTTTACAGTAGTTGCTGTAATAAGAGTCTATTTAATTAGAATGTGGTTTTCACAAGATGATTGAGAAAGTTGAAAAAACAGAATATGTTTTTACAACAGATTATACTAATGTTTTAATTGGAGATATTAGTATTGTAATTGGATTAATGTTGTTGACTATATTCTGGAAAGAACAAAGAATTTTAATGTTAGTTGGGACATTGTTGTATGGTTTATTTGCGACATTGTGGCACTTCCCACCAGGACTATTGACTTATTAATTATGAAAGCAGAGAAACATACAGGACCAGCGAAGTGTTGGAAGTGCGGTGTCTATATTGAAGATGATGTTGAATATATGTTAGTGTTAGATATGATAGGAAGGCCTTCATTCGATGCAGAACAATTTATTCAACCACTACCAGAATTTTGTATGAGTTGTTATGACAAATTGGAAAAAAAGAATTAGTACTATGGGGGGCTGTAGCTCAGATGGGAGAGCGACTGGTTTGCATCCAGTAGGTCGTAGGTTCGATCCCTATCAGCTCCACCAGGATTAGATTATGAATATTATTGAAAAAAGAGAAAAGAAATTTAAACAGATAATGACAAAACAACAGTTGATGTTTATGAAACATCAGCCTGATCCTTTTGAAGAATACAGAACAGAACTTAGTGAGTTTAATGGTGGCCTTCAAAAGAGATACAAGTTTCCAAATGGATATGGTGCTAGTGTAATTTGTCACATGGGAAGTTATGGAGGCCACTTAGGTCTTTGGGAACTGGCAGTAGAACTACATGGCATTATAGTTTATGATACATCAATAACTGCAGATGTAATCGGACATTTAAAAACAGCAGAAGTACATAAGCAGTTAAAAGCAATAAAAGAATTATGAAGAACAAAACAAATCCAGTAAAAAAGAATATGGATAAATTCCATAAACCGAGTACACATAAAGATAAAACAAAGTACGATAGAAAATCTAACTGGCAACAAAGACCCGAAAATGTTTATCAACCATTTAATGGTGGTAAAGGTGGATAGTGCTTGACACTACAGAGATTCGTAGTATAATAGATATATGAGTGAAAAAATTGATTATAAATTTAGTGAAGATACTCTAATTGGTGAGCTTGGCCAATACATAGAATCTACTTATAGTCAACACTATAACAAAAACAAATTTCAAGCAACAGAATTCATCATTGACGGTGGACATGGAGAAGGCTTCTGTATAGGAAACATTCTCAAATATGCTCAGCGTTATGGTAAGAAAAACGGCCATGATAAAAATGATCTTATGAAAGTTTTACATTATGGCATCATTGCACTTCATGTGCACAACTTAAATAATGGAGAAAGTGAAACCAATGAATATAAGTCCAGAAACCCTTGATATACTAAGGAATTTTTCATCAATCAATTCAGGGTTGACAGTTAAAGAAGGAAACGAACTGAAAACTGTATCAGCCATGAAGAACATCTTTGCGAGAGCAGTAGTATCAGAAAATTTTGATAAAGAACATTCAATATATGATTTATCAGAATATTTAGGTGCTGTATCATTATTCGATAGTCCGAATTTTGAGTTCAATGCAGAGAAAGTAACAGTTTCGGAAGGCGAAAATAGTGTTCAATACTATTACGCGGATCCTCAAATGGTAATATCACCACAAAAAGATATTACAATGCCAGAAGCTGAAATTTCTTTTGATATTGATGAAGGTATTTTAGATTCATTACTCAAAGCATCTTCTGTTTTATCATTGCCTGACATGGTATTGTCTAGTGATGGTTCTACAGTTGTTTTAACTGTTAAAGATAAAAAGAATTCAACTTCAAATACTTTCAGTAAAACAGTTGCACAAGGTAATGGCTCTACTTATGAAATGTTTCTTAGAATGGAAAATATCAAAGTTATACCAGGTGATTATACAGTCTTTGTATCATCAAAAGGTGTGGCACAATTTACAAATAGGAAATTAGCTCTAGAATACTTTATAGCATTAGAACCAGATTCAAATTATAACGAAGGTTAGTAATGAGAAAAGAATTTTTATGGGTTGAGAAATACAGACCTGTAAATATCTCTAGTTGTGTTCTTCCTACAGAAACCAAAAAGATATTTATAGATTTTGTAAATAATAGCGAAATCCCAAACTTACTATTATGTGGCACTGCGGGTGTTGGTAAAACAACTGTTGCTCGTGCTTTGTGTAATGAGTTGGGAGCCGATTGGATACTTATCAATGGTTCAGAAGAACGAAACATTGATACACTTAGAGTTAAGATAAAACAATTTGCTTCTACAGTATCATTAACAGTTGATGGTGGACCCAAAATTGTTATTTTAGATGAAGCTGATTATCTTAATCCACAATCTACTCAACCAGCGTTGAGAGGTTTTATAGAAGAATTTTCTAAGAACTGTAGATTTATATTCACTTGTAATTATAAAAATAGAATTATTCAACCACTGCATTCAAGATGTAGTGTTATAGATTTTACGATTGAAGCGATACAAAAACCACAGATCGCCAATCAAATTTTTCAGAGAATCCTGCAAATACTTAATGATGAAAATATAGATTATAATGAAAAGGTAGTTGTAGAAGTAATTAATAAGTTCTTCCCCGATTTCAGAAGGATGTTGAATGAGATACAAAAGTACTCAGCTTCTGGAAAGATTGACAGCGGGATTCTCGCCAATTTAGATGATGAAAGTTTAAATGAACTGTTAGGATATATTAAAGGGAAAGAATTCTCTAATATGAGAAAATGGGTTGGATTGAATATTCATAATGACCCACAATCAATTTATAGAAAGATATATGATAGTCTGTTTACTAAAATGGAAAACAGTAGTATACCACAAGCTATTATTATCTTATCAGATTATACATATAAGTCAGCTTTTGTAGCTGACCAAGAAGTAAACATGGTAGCATGTTTAACAGAGTTAATGATGGAGTGTAAAATAAAGTAATGTATAAATCAACAAAATATTTTAAAGAGATAGGACCATGTGCTTATCGTAATCATAAGTCAGATACAGACTGTTATCTATTACATGGATATTGTAGATCGTTTAGATTTGTATTTGGATGTAATAATTTAGATAGACAAGGGTTTGTAGTTGACTTTGGTGGACTGAAAGACATTAAAAGACAATTACAAGAATGGTTTGATCATACAGTTATTCTTCAATCTGATGATCCTTTAGTTTCTACATTTAGACAATTACAAGAACAAGGCCAATGTAAATTACAAACATTTCCTACAATTAGTAGTGAAGGTTTAGCTGAATGGACAGGAGAATATGTTGATTCGGTTCTTCAAGAAAAATATAAAGGTAGATGTTGGGTTATTGAGAGTGAACATATAGAGGCAGAAAAGAATAGTGCTATATATTATCCACAAGAAAATCCAGATAGACTTGATTTTGAAACATTAGTCGAACTTAATAAAGAAATATTATCAGGAGATTTACCTTTATAATGTTGTATTCAGAGATATTTAGAAGTATACAAGGAGAGGGTGTTTACACAGGAGTACCAACAGTCTGGTTAAGATTGTTTGGTTGTAATCTTGAGTGTAATGGGTTTGGTCAGAAAGATCCAACTGATCCTGATTCTTATATATTACCTTATAAAGATATTGATTTGATTGATGTAAAACAAGTTGAAGATTTGCCTGTATTTCCTTATGGGTGTGATTCATCTTATTCTTGGTCAAAGAAGTTTTCTAAACTTCAAAAAAGAGGTACACCAGAAGAAGTAGCGAGCGAATTATATAAGTTGATGTATAATAATAAAACTCATGTTGCATTTACAGGAGGTGAACCTTTAATGAAAGCAGGGCAAAAGAATATTGCAAAAGTTTTAAATGAATTAGATGAACTTGATGACCCTATAACAAATGTAACTTTTGAAACAAATGGTACAAGAGCTATGGGAGAAGAATTAAGACAAGAAATTTTAGCAAGACAACATACAACAGAATTTTTCTTTTCAGTTAGTCCAAAAATATGGAGTACTAGTGGAGAGAAAGATAGAATATGTCCAGATGTGGTTCAAGAATATTATGGGTTATCATTAAACGGACAATTAAAATTTGTTTGTAATGGAACAGATCAATCTTGGGACGAAATAGAAGATGCGATTGCATCATTCAGACATTCTGGAGTTATGTATCCAATTTGGATTATGCCAGTAGGAGCGACAGAAGAAAGTCAAGATGAAATAGCAGCAGAGATAGCTGAACAAACAATGGATAGAGGATATAATGTATCAGCTAGAGTTCATTGTTATATTTGGGGGAATCAGATTGGTACCTAAGATAGACAGAGATAAAACTTTACCGAAAGGTAATGAAAAATTGTTCAAAAGGAATGAATGGATTTCATCGGACCAAATGGATTGTGAGACTAAAGTTTTGAATCTTCCTTTACTACATGAAGCTTTTGATAGGATAGTTAAATGGCACATACCTATCCAATATACAGCGTTCTTGTCGCTATGTACAGCGACTAGACCCTATTATCATAGTAAGAAATGGGCACAATATCTTTATCATTTCAAAGGTAAAGTTGATATGATTGTAGTATCGAATGGTGGGTTTGTACCAGAACAATTTTGGGAGAGTTGGCCATTTTTAAATTACGAAGCTGGACCACATGAGGACGATGCATTATATATGAAGGTTATGTATGAAAGAATGCATAAGTTCTTTAAAGCACATGACTACAAGTATGTCATAGCCAATTTCAATCCACGACAGCGGAACTATGGACCTGCAGAGGAGTCTTTAAAGGAGTTAAAACAACAAGGACACATTGAAGATTATGTTTTGACACCAAGTGCGGAGTTATATAAAGAGGCTCAACAAGATGGATTTAGAGGTCCAAATGGGGCTGGAGATATGTTTCCAGATTTACATAAGTTTGTTTTGAATGATCTTATTAATGAAGTAGAAAGATTTGGTTATGATAAAACTAAACTACCAAAAACAATTTTTGATTTATGAATATAGAAGTAGAAAATTTAGAAGATAATGTATTAGTAATTTTATCTGGTGGATTGGATTCATCAGTTGCAACAATGATGTTAGTTGATAAGTACGGTAAAGATAATGTTCGTGCTTTAACATTTGATTATAATCAAAAACAAAAAATAGAATGTTTGAAAGCTGCTACTTTTTGTAGAGAGTTAGAAATTGAACATACAATTTTAGATTTATCAGTATTGGGAGAAATAGCAAAACCATTATCGGCGAATATAACTGGAACAGATATAGACATGCCGAACATTAAAGAAGTGTTAGGTGATCCACAACCAGTAACTTATGTTCCATTTAGAAATATGATTTTATTATCTTTAGCATTATCACAAGCAGAAGTACAGAATTGTAATAAAGTTTATACAGGACTACAGGTTCATGATGAATATGGTTATTGGGATACAACACAAAAGTTTGTTGATTCAATGAATGCTGTTGCAAAACAAAATAGACAAAAAAAGATAGAGATCGTTGCTCCGTTTAGTGAAATGTCAAAGGCAGATGAAATTGAGATAGCGATAGAGTTAGGACAATTTGATTTGTTACAACATACAATGACTTGTTATGAACCAAAAGGAGTGTTGTCTTGTGGTAAGTGTCCTTCATGTGCAGAAAGGATTATGAATTTTATGAAAGTGGGTCGTAAAGATCCAGTACCTTATGATATAGAAATTAATTGGGAGTTATAATGTGTGCAATATTTGGAAGTAAAAACAGAGACAAGTTTTTAGAACTTGCAGAACTTAATCAATACAGAGGAAACTTTGCTCATTCAACCACTGTTTTTCAAACAGGAGCGTTTAAACATTATCGTGATGGAGAAACAATTAGTTATGTAACAACTAATACAGGCCATGGTGATTTTGTAGATAATATAAGAATGTCTGATGATGATATTCTTACAATGACATATTATTTGGGTCATGTTCAAGCACCAACTACAGATAGTCCAGATACTCACCCTTCTAAAATTAATGGTGATTTATTATGGCACAATGGTATCATAAAAGATTATCAAGTTAAAGAATGGAAAGAATCATATGGTCAACTTGATTGGGATACTGAATTATTACATAGACATATATTACTTGGTAATGAATTAGATAATGTAGATGGAACATTTAGTTGTGCGAGATATGATAAAGAACAGATTTATCTTTTTAGGAATGAAATTAGTCCTTTATTTTATGATGAAGAATTAAATATTTCATCAACTAAATTTGAGAACGCAGAAGAAACAGAATCAGGTGTTATGTATAAAATGAATTTACATAATAGAGAATTAGAAGTTATGTATAGATTTGAAACAAAAGAGAATCCATATTATTTTGGATAAGGAGTATTATGAAAACAGATAAACGATTAGGATTAAAAGTAAGAGATTACTTGATAGCAAATGGTGTAGAAACACCAACTGATGAAAATACATTGAGTAGAGATGAAAAAATAGAATTAATAGATGCTAGTATGCATACTGTCATTCAAGTTCTTGGTCTTGATACTCAAGATGATTCAATTAGTGGAACAGCTACTAGAGTGGCTAAGATGTGGGTTGATGAATTATGTTATGGTTTAGATTATAATAATTTCCCTAGATGTACAGTTTTTGAAAACAAAATGGGTTATGATCAAATGGTTGTTCAAAGAGATATTACAATGCATTCTTTATGTGAACATCATTTTCAAAACATAAGTGGATTAGCACAAGTAGCTTATATTCCAAATGGAAAAGTTATAGGGTTATCTAAATTAAATAGAATTGTGAACTTTTTTGCAAGGAGACCACAAGTACAAGAAAGATTAACTGAACAAATATTTTATGCATTACAATGTATTTTAAATACAGAAAATATTGCAGTGTTGATTGAAGCTGACCACTATTGTGTTAAAGCACGAGGTTGTAGTGATCAGAATTCTAGTATGACTTCATCTAAGTTAGGTGGTTTCTTTTTTGATAAGTCAACAGTAAGAAATGAATTTATGAACCTAGCGGTTAAATAATAAAGGAGATAATTATGTACGGAGATAGTACTTTAAGTGTAGGCACAGAATTTCCAGCCTTCACCCTTTCTGGTGTAAATGGAGATAATGAACTGAAATCATTTAGCTCAGAAGATATAGAAGGCTGGTCAGTCTTTTATTTCTATCCAAAAGATTTTACATTTATTTGTCCAACTGAAATAGCGGCAATGGACCGTTTAGTAGATGAAGGTGTTAATGTTTTTGGATTTAGTGGAGACAATGAATTTTGTAAATTAAATTGGAAAAAAGTGGATAGTCAAATAAGAGAAATAAGACACCCATTGATTGCAGATAGTGGTCTTTATCTTTCTCATGATTTGGGTATTGTTCAAGATGGATTATGTTTAAGAGCAACTTTTATAGTTGACTCTAAAGGAATTATTCAACATATTTCAGTAAATGCTTTAGATACAGGTAGAAATGTTGATGAAGTTATAAGAACATTAAAAGCCTTGCAAGCGGGTGGATTAACTGGTTGTCAGTGGAATCCAGGAGATGATTTTGTTGCATGAGTAGATATAAACAAACAATAACTTATTCTCCCGATACTGACGGAGCACTAAAAGCTATTGCAGATTTGAACTATGAAATGAGAAATCCATATAATGATGGATTTACTGCATCTAATATGAAAGAAAACCTAATAAAAATAAAACATGAAGTTGAAAGAGCATTAATGGATGCTCCAACATTTACAGGTGAATCTCAAAGATGAAATTTGAATATGTAGTTTCTGGTTTAACAATGGGTATTGATGATCTCTATTATAATGCAGAGACAGCTAAACCTTACATTCATAGAATGAATGAAAAGATTATCAGTATGGATACAAAATATGATAATCAAAATATGTCAATTCTTTTTAATGCTCATACAGAAAAAAGACATGGCGTAACTATGAATGATACCATGAAGGATAGTTGGAATAGAATATTCGCAGATAGTGGTGGATTACAATTAGCTAGAACTCCAAAAGGAATTACACCAGAAGTAAAAGATAAAGTTTATAAACATCAAGCTAAGTATTGTGATGTTGCTATGATCTTTGATCTTCTACCTGTTGAGTATGATTTGACGCTAACGGGTGGTAATTCTATGAAAGCATCTTCTGTCGGTAGAAGATTTAATCGAAGTGATATAGATAGATGTGCTGAAGAAACTAGAGAGAATGTTAAACGACAAATAGAGATATTTAAACAAGAAGATTCTAGAGCTAAAATTATGTTAATATCACAAGGTGCTGATGTAGATTCTTGGAAAAGATATATTGAAGTTATTTGTAAAGGATTAGATTATGATGAATTAACAACAATGTGTTGTGGAGTTGCTCCTGGTTCTCAAGCAATAGGTAATCATTTTGTTCATAGAATGGAAATGATTTATTCAATAAGAGAATATCAGGTACCACCTTCTTTAAAGAAAAATATTCATTTATTGGGTGTTGGTAATCCACAGGCGTTGATGCCATTTTTAATATCACCTGAGTATTTTGATTTTGTAGATACTGTTTCTTATGATTCTAGTTCACATGCATCATCTTGGTTTTTTTCAAGATATAGAGATAAAAACTACATACAAAGAACAATGGATATTCCTGCTACAAGTAAAAGGAATTTACAAGATATTGTTCATAATCAATTATTACCTATTGTTGAAGATATAATGAATGATCATCAAGAAGCTTTTGCAGAATTCAATGTTACAGACCCAATGGATTTAATTAATAATTCAACAAAGTGGTCAGTTGATAATACAGAAAAATTAAGAAAGTTTATTAAACCTGGTGGTTTAGAAGGATATCATTTATTAGTTTGGCATTGGGTTATGAATACTATTCAACATTTTATGGACGAATTAGATAGAAGAATTCAGAATCCTGTTGATGAAACTGGATTGTCAAATATAAAAACTTATGATGAATTTACAAGATATTGGTTGCCAAGACAAAGAGCTCCACAAAAAGTTCCAGAACATTGGCCAATGAGATTAGATGTATGACAAATAAATTATATTATAGTTGGCAAGATTATGAAGATGATATCCATGATGTTAGTCTTTTAGACTTTGATCATGTGGTCGGGATATATAGAGGTAGTTTACCAATGGCTGTTCATATATCAAATTTATATAATGTACCAATGTCTATAGTTGGTATGCAGACTAGAGATGGACAAGATAAAAAACCATATTGGATTCATAATGCACAAGAAAAAGATTATAGTAAAGATTTGTTTCCAGAGATAAGAAGTGGTATTCAATGGGAAGAAGGTTCAAGGGTATTAATCGTAGATGACATCTATGACACAGGTTACACAATACAGAAAGTTATAGAATTTATTAAAAAAGAAAGAATAAGACCATCTGCAATGCCAACAGTATTAACATATTGTTTGTTTGGTAAACCGAACCCAGATGGAACTGTTTATAGTCAAGAGCACCAGGATCTTTGGATAGTTTTCCCATGGGAAACAGTTACTTCTCACACTAAAGAAAATTCTTTTTAAAATGAATCCGTTTGATTTTGTAAAATCTATAACTTACACAAAACAAGATATCATGCATGATTTAAATGAATCAGAATATGAGTCTTTTTTAATTAATCGTGCTTTGTCTTATTATCAAGACTGTCTTTTATATGCTAACGAAATGAATCGAAGATTTGAACTTTCCAGTCGTTTACAATATCATTATTTACTAAATACAATAAGAAAAAGAAAAAGGTTTGCCAAATGGGTCAAACCTGAAAAGATTGACGATTTGAAAATCGTTATGGAGTATTACCAAGTATCCCGATCCAAAGCAGAAGAATATTTAAATATTTTATCAAACAGAGAAGTCGAGCATATAAGGAAAAAAATGAATAAAGGTGGTGTGAAATGAGTTATGACATAGATAATATGTTAGAAATCTCTTTCAAAGAAAATGATGACTTTCTAAAAATTAGAGAGACATTAACAAGAATCGGAGTAGCGTCTAGGAAAGACAGAACGCTTTATCAATCTTGTCATATTCTTCACAAAAGAGGTAGATACTATCTGGTTCATTTTAAAGAATTATTTGCTTTAGACGGTAAAGAATCATCAATAACAGAAAACGATATAGCTAGGCGAAATGCAATAGCTCGATTGTTAGAAGAATGGGAATTACTTTCCATTGTCAATGCATCACAAGCACAAAGTCCTTTAGCCCCAATGAGTCAGATTAAAGTTCTACCACACAAAGAAAAAGATGAGTGGAACCTAG